CCCAGGCCCAAGGCCACCCCCACTCCGGCTCCCAAGCCGACAGCCACCGCGAAGCCGTCCAGAGCGTCACGCTCGCAGGCTCGCCCGGCGCAGGGACGCCTGAACTACCCCGACCCCTCAGCTCTGCCGGCATGGGTCAAGAGCTTCCGCGAGTGCGTGATCGACAAGGAGTCTCGCCACTGGCCCTACGACGGGAACCCTCGTCCGTATGAGGCAGTGCGCTCCGACGGTGGCACAGCCTCCGGTGCCTACCAGTTCATCAACTCGAGCTGGCGCGCGTACTCCCGGGAAGCTGGGCACCCGGGCTGGTCCCGTGCCTACCTGGCTCCCCCTGCCGTGCAGGATGACGTCTTCTACTGGGTCGTGCTGAACAAGGGCAAGTACCCCTGGAAGACCAACGGCTGCGTGTGACCTCACGCCGCAAGCAGTAGGCTGGCCCCGTGCCGGATACGAGGACCAGGCCTGGAGCCGATCGCCGTCCTCTCATCAGCTTCCTCCGAGTGATGAGGGACGGCGATCGGGCTCTGCTGGACATCATCCGAGACGCCGAGGCGAGCATCCAGCTGGAGCTCTACGGGCTCAAGAACGCCGAGAAGATCGGCGGCAAGGTCCGGCGCGACCAGCTTCTCCAGGCGCAGGCCTCCATGAACCGGACGCTGGAGAAGATGTGGCTCGAGATCGGCGACCAGGTCCAGGCAGGCAAGGCCGCAGCAGCCGCAGCAGCCATCGAGTCCATGGTGCCCGAGACCTGGCTCCGGGCTGTGATGCCGGACGCTGACGTGGACTACCTGATGCGGTCGGCCCGGCTGACGGCTCAGCGCGGCATCGACGTGGCGGAAGCTCGGCTGAACCTGTCCCGCATCCCTCTGGCAGAGTCGGTGTACAACAACGCTCAGCTCTCCTCCGGCTTCATCGACGAGATCGTGAACAGCGCGCTGGCGGGTGGCCTGAGTGCCGCCGAGCTCGCCAAGAACGTCTCCTCCTTCATCAACCCGGACGTCCGCGGAGGCGTCAAGTACGCAGCCATGCGCCTGGGCCGCACAGAGCTGAACAACGCCTTCCACGCCACGCAGGTCCAGCAGGGCATCAAGACGCCTTGGACCACGGGCATGAAGTGGAACCTCTCGGGCAGCCACACCGTCCCCGACGAGTGCAACGACTACGCCGACTCGGAGCACTACCCCGGTGGAGAGGCAGGCGTCTTCCTGCCGGGTGACGTCCCCGGGAAGCCTCACCCGAACTGTCTCTGCTACATGACTCCCGTGGTGGACGACCGGGAGGCCTTCATCCGCAAGCTGGAGTCCGGCGACTACGACGACTATCTGGACGAGGAGTTCGGGCTGGACCCCAGCTCCCGGTTCTCCGCTCGAGCACCTCGGGTCGACACTCCGACCCCTGCGCCCAAGGCCGGTCCCGTCGCCCCGGCGCAGGCGGACGTCCCGCCAGCTTTCGCCGACCTGAACACCATGCAGCCTCTGGGGTACGCAGACGCGCGGAAGCTCGCCAACAACAAGACCTCGTCCGCAGCTCCCTACAACAACAACTGCCACTACGTCGTCAACGCGGTGGAGATGCGGGCTCGAGGCTACGACGTGGTCGCCGCACCCACCTACAAGTCGGAGGGTCGCTACTTCCACTCCATCTCGAAGGACTGGCGAGACCCCACCACGGGAGCAGCTCGGAAGCCGGAGTACGCGGTGCCGCGCAAGGGAGAGGCGGACATCTTCGCAGCAGTGGAGCGCGTCACCGACGACTGGCCTCTCAACTCTCGTGGCTTCGTGGAGGGAGAGTGGACCCGGCACGGCGGAGGCCACATCTTCTCGGTCTACAAGGACTCCACCGGCCACGTCCGGTTCGTGGATGGGCAGAACGGCAAGGCAGACGCCTCGTCGTACCTGCCGTCCATGAAGAAGATCCGCTTGATGCGGGTGGATGACCTGGAGCCGGTGCCGGAGCGTGTCCGCCTCTCGGTGGAGAACGAGCACGAGAAGATCACCAAGACCACGCAGGGTGTGCGTCTCAAGAACCTGCTGGAGCAGCTGGACAAGGACCGGTATGACGCCACTGGCCCGTACCACCAGGCATACACGCAGTCGTACTTCGACCTCTACGACGAGGCGAGGAAGGCTGGCGTCGTCTAGCTGGCGACAGGCGTCATGGCCAGGAGGCGGTCGAACACCTTGCCTGGAGCCGACTCCCACGGCAGGCCCGTCTCCTTGGAGATGAGGATGATGGCGTACCCCGTGGGCCAGACCATCTTCGGGTCGCTCCGGCGCAGGCGAACCGCGTAGTCGCGGTCGTCCTCGTCCAGTCCCTCCACCTCGCAGTGGGGACGGTGCTCAGACACGTAGGCCTGAGCCACGGTGAGAGCGGTCTCCGGAGTGATCATGAGGCCCAGTGTAGCGGCTCGCACCCCACCCAGCTCGAGAGCTGTCCATGTGGCCGAGACCGTCCGCCAGACGCATAGGGTACGCTTCCCGCGAACCACCCAGTACATCCGCTCGACCCAGGAGGTCTCGGAAGATGAGGCAGAGCCTCGCGAACGCCGCAGCTCGCGGCACGTCCCACGCATCCATCGCCGCCCAGAAGCGAGAGCTCCTGGAGGCAGGCGACATCGAGGGTCTCTTGGCCCTCAACCGCTCGGTCTACGGCCAGTCCGTGATGGTGGCGGAGGACGACGCTGACGACGACCCCGACGACGACGACACCACCGGTGACGCCGACGACGAGGACGACGACGAGGACTCGGACGACGAGGAGGACAAGGGCTCCAAGAAGCCCGACGCCCGCTCTCGTCGGATCCAGGAGCTCGCAGCCGAGAGCAAGAAGCACCGGCTCAAGGCTCGGGACTACCGGAGGGAGCGCGACGAAGCTCTCGCCGAGCTCGAGAAGCTCAAGCAGGGCAAGGGCAAGCCCGACGAGGACGACAAGAGCGACGACGAGGCATCGTCCAAGCTCGAGGCCGAGAACGAGGAGCTGAAGACCCGGCTGTTCGCACAGCAGCTTCGCTCGGAGTTCAACGACCTGACGTCCGGCTCGGACGCTGTCGCCAAGTTCAAGAACCCCAAGACGGCCTTCCGCCTGCTCGACCTGGACGATGTCGAGGTCGACGACGACGGGAGCATCGAGGGGCTCGAGGATGCCATCAAGGCTCTCGCGAAGTCCGACCCGTACCTGCTGGACACCGGCAAGGACGACGAGGACGACGACGAGGACGAGGTGTCCGCTCGGCGCAAGCGTCGCTCCGGTCAGCCGACCGGGGGCAAGAGCTCCAAGGCCAACCCCAACCGCGACAAGCTCGTCAGCAAGTACCCGGCGCTCCGGCGCTGATCTGCAAGGCTCACTCACCCATCCGAAGGAAGGATCGACGTCATGGCACGCTATGACAAGTACGACCCGATCTCCGGTGGATTCCGAGCGCCTCTCGCAGCCGACTGGGCCGACAACCAGAAGGGCATCCCCTTCGGCGTCACCCTGGACGGCAACGGACGAGTGGTCAAGGTCTCCGCCGTGGACACCGCACGAGGTGTCCTCGTGATCGACCAGGCCAAGGTCGCCGGTGACATCGTCGATGTCATGACGGCAGGCGAGATCGTGGAGTGCACCGGCCTCGCTGCCGGCACCGAGTACTACACCCACACCGACGCCACCCTGGTCAACACCGCGCCCGGCGCTGGTGTCAACAAGGTCCGTGTCGGTACCACGGTCGAGGCCGCGCGCCTCGTCGTGCGCGTCCAGAAGGTGCAGGGCTGATCATGGCGAAGGGCTACAACTCCCGGGCCGACGTCCTCACGATGGCGGCCGACGGTCGGGACCTCAACGACATCTGGTCGGAGTTCCAGGCGACCGTCGCGATCCAGAACGAGCAGCGGCAGAAGATCGTCGACCTGCTCACGTTCCCCGTGACGAACCCCATCGAGGACGTCGCGCAGTTCGGCACCGAGGACTTCGAGGAGGCGTCGGAGTACGGCGTCCCGCAGGGCATCCGTCCCTCGGCCTCGGTCCTGTCCCTCGGCTACACCTTCAAGTGGTACGACATCGCGAACCGCTTCACGTGGCAGTTCCTCTCGGACGCCACGTCGGAGCGCATCGAGGCTGTCAACCAGCAGGTGCTCGACGCCGACAACCGTCTGGTGTTCAAGGAGGTCATGAAGACCCTCTTCCGCAACACCAACCGCACGGCCACCATCAAGGGCCAGAACTACAACGTGTACGGCTTCTGGAACAACGACGGCACCGTGCCGCCGTCCTACAAGTCCAACACGTTCTCCGGCACCCACAACCACTACCGTGCCTCCGGCGCGGCGACCGTGGACCAGGGTGACCTCAACGAGATCATCGACGACTTCAAGAGCCACGGCTACTCCGCCGAGAACGGCTCGACGATGTTCATGATGGTCAACGTCGTCGAGGCGAACACCATCCGGGGCTTCCGGGTCTCGAGCGGTGCCCGCTACGACTTCATCCCCGCCGTGGGCCAGCCTGGCCTGCTCCTGCCGCAGAGCTTCGAGCTCGTCAACGGCACGCAGGCCGCGTCGACCTTCCGGGGGCTGAACGTCATCGGCAGCTACGGGCCGCTCCTCATCATCGAGGAGGACTACGTCCCGGCTGGCTACCTGGTGGCTCTGGTCAGCGGTGGCGAGGCCAACATCCAGAACCCGATCGGCCTGCGCGAGCACGCCAACCCGGGTCTGCGTGGTCTCCGTCTCGTCAAGGGTCGTGACAACGACTACCCGCTGATCGACAGCTACTACGCTCGCGGCTTCGGCACGGGCGTCCGCCAGCGTGGAGCGGGCATGATCATGCAGATCACGTCCGGCTCCTACACCATCCCTGCCGCCTACGCCTGATCGGAGCTCTGACATGTCTCGCACTCTGAGCACTCCGCTGACGGCGGAGGACCTCGAGTACGTCAAGGTTCGGCTGCCTGAGGAGCAGATCGCACGGCTGATCTCGCTCCACGGCGTCGAGGACGGCGCTCTCGAGGCCAAGGAGGAGGTCGAGGCGGAGCCCCAGGGCGAAGCCACGGGAGACTCCTCCGAGGCCGGGAGCGGCTCCGAGAAGGACGACGAGGACCTCATCGGTCCGACGTTCGACCCCTCGGAGTACACCGAGGCCGAGATCAAGGAGTACCTCGAGGGCAACCCGGGGGACAAGGAGCGGGTCCTCGCGCTGGAGGCCGACGGCAAGCAGCGCAAGGGTGTCCTGGCTCTCTGACCGGCAGGCACGCTAGAGGGAGGCCTCGTCCCACACGGGGCGAGGCCTCCCTCTTCGTAGAAGGGGTTGGCCCACACGCATGGCGACAGCAGACGAGATCGCCGAGCTGCGCAGGCTCATCGCAGAGCCCACCGACGCAGCTCCCTACACCGACGCCGAGCTCGGGGCACGCATCGACGTGGCTGCCGAGCTGGGGGCGGACATCCGTACCCTCGCGGCGTCCATCTGGCGTGAGAAGGCCGCCAGCTACGCCGCGCTGGTCGACGTTCAGGAGGGCAACTCCAAGCGCACCCTCTCCCAGCTCCAGGAGCAGGCTCTCCGCATGGCGGGAAGCCTGGACGGGGCAGTCGCTGACGAGGAGCTCCAGTACCGGCGCGGCACCCGCACGAGGAAGATCGAGCGTCAGTGAGGCAGCTCGTCACCGAGAACTTCCGGTACCCCAGTGGCCAGGTGGCTTCTGGGGCATCGATCACGGTCTACACCCGAGGGACGACCACCCTGGCGTCTCTCAGCTCAGACGTGGGCGGAGCAGTCGCACTGCCCAACCCGCTCTCCACAGACGCTCAGGGCAACCTGAGCTTCTACGTGGACCCGGGGAGCTACGACTTCTACACCCAGGGTGCCCGCGTCCCGTTCGACGTCGAGACCGACGCGGGAGGGGCACCAGAGTTCTACACCCACACCCAGACCATCCCGAACGCCACGTGGACTATCATCCACAACCTGGGCTTCCGCCCGCAGGTCGCTGTCGTGATTGATGGCGAGGAAGTGCTGGCAGACGTCAGCTGGCCCGATCTCAACACCGTCATCGTCACCCTGGACATCCCCCGGATGGGCCAGGCTCACCTTTCGTAAGGAGACAGCAGCATGAAGGTTCTCGGCGCATCGCTGGACCTCGTCAACAAGAAGGTCGTGAACGTCCTCGACCCGACGTCGGCGCAGGACGCAGCGACCAAGGCGTACGTGGACAGCCTCTTCGGAGGCCTCGACTGGAAGGCGTCCGTCCGGGCCGCCACCACCGCCAACATCACCCTCTCGGGTGCCCAGACCGTCGACGGCGTGTCCCTGATCGCAGGCGACCGCTGTCTCGTCAAGGACCAGTCCACGGCGTCCGGCAACGGCATCTACGTCGTGGCGGCAGGTGCGTGGACCCGAGCCACCGACGCGGACACCTCGAGCGAGGTCACCGCAGGCATGACGGTGGTCGTGGAGGAGGGAACGGCCAACGGCGACAAGGCGTTCGTCCTCACCACCAACGGTGCCATCACCGTCGGCACCACCTCTCTGACCTTCACGACCCTGCCGTCCGGCTCGGCCTCGGGGTACCAGACGGTGCAGGAGGACGGCTCCGGCCTGACCCAGCGCACCATCGTGAACTTCGGCACCGGTCTGACGGCAGTGGACAACGCTGGCCAGACCCGGACCGACGTCACGGTGGACACCAGCTACGTCGTGCGGAAGTACGCTGCCGCCATCGGTGACGGGTCCACCACCAACATCGTGGTGACCCACAGCCTGAACACCCAGGACGTCACCGTCGCGGTCTACCTCGCCTCCGGCACCTTCGAGGAGGTGCTCTGCGACGTGGAGCACACGTCCGTCAACACCATCACATGCAAGTTCGCTGTGGCTCCGACGTCGGGCCAGTACCGGGTCGTGGTGCACGGCTGATGAAGTTCCCCGGAGCCGGAGGGCTCACCCTTCGCAACCTGGCGTCGGCTGCTGCCACACCCGGCTCCGGGGAGGTCGTCCTCTACGCGCTGAGCAACGAGCTCTACATGAAGGACAGCGCAGGCGTCGTCCACATCCTCACGGACTTCGTCGACACCTTCCCCCTGACGAGGCCGGGAGCTCTGACGGTAGCTGCTGGGACCGCCCGGCTCTACCTGCCGTCGGCCTACACGCTGCTGGACTACCGGGTCTCTGTCGGGACGGCTCCCACCGGGGCTTCCCTGATCGTCGACATCAACAAGAACGGCACCACGCTCTTCACCACCCAGTCTGCTCGCCCGACCATCACGGCGTCCAGCTTCCTGGCGTCCACGACTGCTCCCGCCATCACCACGTTCGCGGCAGGGGACTACATCACCGTGGACGTTGACCAGATCGGGTCTACCGTCGCCGGGTCTGACCTGGTCGTCGTCCTCCGGATGACCCGGGAGTCCTAGTGACCATCTCCCTGAGGGCAGCGGGAGCCGCAACGTCTGCGTCCGCCGCAGTCACAGCGGTCAACCCGGTCGTCCCCACGGGCGCGACGACGGGCGACCTCTCCGTCCTCACAGTGTGGATGAAGCCGTTCGGAACCACGATCACGACACCTTCCGGGTGGACGAAGATCGGCGAGGCAACCAACGGCACCGTCGCTGCTGGCACGGACACCGGCTCCACCAAGGTCGCTGTGTTCGTCCGAGAGTCCGCATCCGCTGGAGCCATCGGCAACCTCACGCTCGGAGGATCGCCCAACTCCGTCGGCGCGGTCATCAACACGTACCAGAAGGACCCCGCGACGGCCTGGGACTACTCTCAGTTCACGACGGGCGGCGACACCGCCAACGGTGCCAACTACTCCGCCACCGGAGGGGCAGGCATCGACGTAGCTGCGGGGGACTGGGTCTGCCAGAGCACTGCGGTCAACGGCGACGTCGGGACGCAGTCGGCGCAGGCCATCGGTGGAATGTCCGGTGCGACCATCGGGACATACGTCAACCGCCAGTCCGCCGACACGACCACGGGCACCGACAGCCACGGTGAGGTCGGGGACGTCCCGATCACCGCAGGGTCGTCATCTGCAGCTCCGACGTTCACCTACACCAACGCATCGTCCGGCTCGGGTACGACTCTCTGGCTGCGTCTCCGGGAGCTGGCTCTCCCCGCAGCCACTCAGGCAGCCTTCCGGGTCTACCAGGACGGCACCGAGGCGGGCAGCACCGCTCTGGCAGCGCAGGGTGCAACCCCCACCGTGGACGTGACGGCAGGGGACGTGAACGTCGGCCTGCGCATCCGGCTCCAGGAGACTGCTGGAGCGGCCTACGCC